GCTGCCGAGATGCTGGGAATTGCTGAGGAATTAGTATAATGCTAACACTTAAAGAATTCGTCGAACTAATTGACTATAAAATTACCGAAGGTAGCAAATACCAATGGAGTTGTTTTGGTACTAATGCATATACACTAGATAGTTGGGACGGTAATTATCTAGGTCATAGCTTCAGTATCCTCTTTGATACCCAGACTCAAGTAGTGTATCAGGTAGAAGCGCACGACTATAAAAACAATCGTGCATATCGCATGATGAACGCTGACTTCAGCGCAGCCTACTTAGCTGAATGTTTGCATCGCGGAGTTGCTGAGAAACAAGCAACTGAAGATGTGGACTTTGTAGACCTAGACGACGTTGATGACTTTATCCAAAAGTGCCTAGCTATCCGAGCAGGCGAAGACTATGATACTCGTGTCACAATTCCAGTTGACATGCCAGAAGCTGAACTCATGGTATTATTCAAAATGGCACACGAACGAGACATCACATTTAATCAACTGATGGTAGAGGTCTTACAAGAAGCAATAGACAAAGTATTGCCGAATTGATTTAACTGTTTTGCCAAAGTTTATACAGGTACTGATAAAAAAAGTACCTGTTCCTTTGACTTTTGTACAGACAATGTGTTAAAATATACACAATGAAACAAGCAACAATTATACTCCGAGATGAAGTCAATATCAAAATTGAAGGGCTAGAGCTTGATGTACGCAAGGCTTTGGTCAATGCGTTCAAATACGAAAACCCCACAGCACGTTACATGCCTGCAGTACGCCTGGGCAGGTGGGACGGCAAGATAGCATACTTTCAACTGGGAGGCAGCACTTACACAAATCTGTTGCCTGAGATCATTCCTATACTTGAAAAGTTTGACTATGATATCGAGCTGGATGATCAGCGCACTTATTCAAATGTGTTTGAGTTTGATACTATGTCCGAGACCACGTTCTCCAACATAATGTGGCCCAAAGGACATCCAATGGTAGGGCAGCCAATTGAACTGCGCGACTATCAAGTGGACATTATCAACAAATTTTTGTCCAACCCACAGTGCATCCAAGAAGTGGCCACAGGTGCAGGCAAAACAATCATGACAGCTAGCCTGAGTTGGAATATACAAAAGTACGGACGCAGCATTGTGATTGTGCCTAACAAGAGTCTAGTTACACAAACTGAAAAAGACTATATCAACCTTGGACTGGATGTGGGAGTTTACTTTGGTGATCGAAAAGACTATAATCGTACACACACAATCTGCACATGGCAAAGTCTCAACAATCTACTAAAAGACACAAAATCTGGCACTGCTGACTTTACGATACAGGACTTCTTGGAGGATGTTGTGTGCGTCATGGTAGACGAAGTGCACATGGCCAAGGCAGATGCTCTGAAAACATTGCTGACCGGAGTAATGGCGCATATTCCTATACGTTGGGGGTTAACTGGAACTGTGCCAAAAGAAAAATTTGAAAGCCAGGCATTGCTAGTAGGACTGGGTCCTGTGATTGGACGACTCAGCGCTAACGAATTGCAACAACAAGGTGTGTTGGCACAGTGTCATGTGAACATTGTACAACTGATAGACCACGTGGAGTACGCAGATTACCAAAGTGAACTCAAGTACTTGCTGGAAGAGTCGGGCAGACTAGACACAATTGCTGCACTGGTTGCACGAGTAAACGACACAGGCAATACATTGGTACTGGTAGATCGTGTGGCAGCAGGACAAGCCATTGTAGAGCGCCTGGGAGACATTGCAGTGTTTGTGTCAGGTGCAACCAAAGGAACAAAAAGGCAGGAAGAATATGATGAAATTGCAACAAGTACTGGGAAGATTATTGTGGCGACTTATGGTGTGGCCGCTGTGGGCATTAATATTCCTAGGATTTTTAATCTGGTTCTTCTGGAGCCCGGAAAGAGCTTTGTTAGGGTTATCCAGTCTATTGGACGCGGTATTAGAAAAGCAGAAGACAAAGACCACGTCGAAATCTGGGATGTAACATCAACTTGTAAGTTTGCCAAGCGGCATTTGACCAAGCGCAAACAGTTTTACAAAGAAGCCAATTATCCGTTTACTGCTGAAAAATTAGACTGGATGAAGTTGGCTTGAGCACAGACTTTTTCAAAGATGATGGTGTGTTCTTGCCCATGCTTAACGACACTGCTCGCAATGAATTTTACAGTGCAGCACTGAAGATTGCAGCACCGGGCAAGATAGTTTGCGACATTGGTGCTGGCACAGGATTTTTGACTGTGATGGCACTGCAGTCAGGTGCTGAACATGTGATTGCTGTTGAAAAAAATCCTGAAAGGTTTGAATACCTCAAGACCAACTTAGCACATGTGGGATGCATGGATCAAGTAACTTTGATCTGTGCAGATTTTCTTGATTGCGATATTAGCGCTGATGTGTATGTGTCAGAAACCATCAACACACAGATACTGGGCGAAGACATGGTTAGATTAAGTAATCATGCACTGCGCCATGGCGGAGAGTTTATCCCTGGCAAGATTGAAATCTGGGCAGAGGTGTATCGTAACCATCCTGTGTTTACACTAGACTTAACAGGCAGTGAGGCAGTTGATTATGATCCTATTGTAAATGTAAACTCAGCATTTGTAAATGCTGTTAACTCGCAATTCAGCAGTCAGTACAGTTTACAAGATACTGTGTTCCGCGCTAACAATTTGAATCGATTGTTTACTATGTTGGATCAGTTTACTGATATCAAGTTAGAAAAACTCTACCACGGCATGCCTATCGTGCTTGATCTTGGTTGCCATCAGGTTGAAGACAACACTGTGCTGACCATTCCTAACAATTTCAAACAACATGATTGGGCAATGTTGGTACTCAAATGGAAGATGTCATATCATGATCAAGTACTTGACAGCAATCGCTGTTGGTTTGGTAATGTGGCCAAACAACTTCGACAAGATTATGCAACAGCTGATCAAATTGAAATCCGTTACAGTTCTGCTATCAAAAACTGGCAGTTAAAATATTAACAAAACATTGACATATCGTCAATAATCTTATATAATAGAAACATGCGAATACTAACACTTGACAACACACACTACGATCTTGACCAACTGCCCGAAGAAGTTGACGACATGAGATTTGCCATACTAGACAACAGCGATCCCAAAGATCCGGACTATCATTTTATTCCACTGATCTTTTTAGAAAGCTTCAATTCTCCAGCACTGGTATTGCGAATAGGCAACGCCACAATCAAGATGCCCATGGACTGGCAAGTGTTGATTGGTGAACCTGATGTAGGCGACCTCGAAGTATTACCGTTGACCAGTATTAATGATCGAGGATTCCGTGTGTTCCAATTCAATCCACGCAGCAGCTACAGGCCTAGTTTTCCTGAAATTGAAATACTAGATGTGTATCACGAAGTGTCTTGGTACTCTCCCAAACTCAAAAACGGGCAAATGCTAGCAGTGCCACTAACTGACGACCCTGAACCAGATTGTGTTTACTTTGTAAAAGATGTCAGTCGAAATTGCGAAATTGTGGACTATAATAAAGCATGGTAAATTATGGACAAAAATTCTCAATCACCGTCAACTGGTAGTCTTACACCCGGTGTAACAATGATTTACGAACGAGCAAACGGTATTGTGTATGCTCGTGAATTGGGCGCTGAGCCGTCTACTCGAAAAGAAATTGGTTGGGACTATGATACAAGAACAAGTGATGGTAGACCGTTGCAAGATCATATGCAAAACGCCCAGCTCTGGGGCAATATTCACCGTGCTGCAAAAACCAATGCTGCATTGCAAGAAGCCCTGGACCAGGTTATGGTAATTTACAATCTGAGCAACACTGATGAGCGATAAACTAAAAATTGCCAACGAAATGCGTATGTTTGACCGTAAGGTCAGAACATTCTATGACGATCTTACTGCAGAAGAAAAGAAAAAGTTTTCCAACTATCTCATGATTCGCTGGGGCAGTGCAGTAGAAGGTTCTAGAGATCTGCAGGAGTTTTATGTGATTGCTTGCAACGAACGTTTTAACAAGCATTTCTTCAACATAAGCAAGCATCCCAAACTACAATGGTTGCTGGCCACAACTGTGAGTCCAGATTTAGGAACGCCACGTCATCCTTGGATTGCGCCCAAGAAAAAAGAAGCAGGACTCAGTGCCAAACGCAAGGCCCTGATGGAAATATATCCACACTACAAAGATGACGATATTGATGCCATGGCGCGAATAACAACACAAAAAGAAATTGACGCTTATAATCGTGCTGCCGGCAAAGATAAAAAATGATTGCGCAAGTAGTAGTCAATGGCTGTAGCTATATGGAAACCTATGCTATGGGCAACGGCCATATTGATCTAGCACAGCGTATAGGAATCAAAAAAAAACTAGGAACTCCTATAGCAGACAGCTTGGCCATTGGTGGCAGCGCAAATTCAAGAATCCTACGAACTACTCAGAAACACAGCCAAAACACACAGCACTCTAGACTATATGTGTTGGGTATGACTTTTGTGAGTCGATTAGAAATACCTATACTCACAGACACAGACCAATTTGAAGGGCGCTGGGCTAATCCGCAGAACCAGGATTTTAAAAGCAGATGGATTGCGTACTGGAAAAGTGTTGACTCAAAAAGATTCGTTGAGTTAAAGTTAAAATGGGAAGCAGAAAGTATTTTAGATCGTACAGAAGATCTAATGTATCACATGCTGGCAGTGATAAGTGACATTCGCAGCCGAGGTCATCGAGTGTTGATGTTTCAGCAAGCAGATAATTTGTATCAAGAGCTGCTGGATCATCCTCGATTGCAACATTTCAAACAGGTTCCTTACATCATTGACGGATTCAGTTGGCGCGCAGTTGCTTACCAACACAGTTTGGGTGTAACGCCTACTGTATACGGTACTGATGCACCCTATGTACCAATTGACATGGTACATCCTGCGGTTGGGGCTCACAGGATACTCAACGACTACTTGACAGATTACATACAAGAGTATAAAATACTAACATGAGCCATCAATGTGAATATTGCAAGAAACAATTTGCAAAAGAAACTTCTATTGCAGTGCATATGTGCGAGCCCAAACGCAGGTATACCGGACGCGACGAACGGGGTGTGCAACTGGGCTTTCAGTCTTACATACACTTCTATGAAACAGCAGCAGGTTCGGCACGCAACAAGACATTTGACACATTTATAGCATCAGCCTACTACAAAGCATTTGTAAAGTTTGGACGTTATTGTGTTGATATACGTGCAATTAATCCTCCTAGGTTTATCAAGTGGCTATTAAAAAACAACAAAAAGATTGACTACTGGTGCAGTGACAAAGTCTACACTGAGTACTTGATTGAGTATCTGCAGATTGAAGCAGTAGACGATGCACTAGCCAGGGCCGTGGAGTTTGGCATGGACTGGGCAGAAAAGAATTCTGCACGGCCCAACGACTGTTTACGTTATGGCAATGTTAATTCTATGTGTTATGCTGTCACTACAGGACGTATCAGTTCCTGGGTAATTTACAATTCAGAATCTGGACAACAGTTTTTAAGCAGCCTAGATCCTACACAGGTAGCAATGATCTGGCCTTATATTGATTCAGACTTATGGCAAAAACAGTTTCAAAGTCGTGCACCAGATCAGGAGTATGCACAACAAATACTAACAAGAGCAGGGTGGTAATATGAGCGCAGATATTGATTTGGACTTTGCCAACAGAGATCATGTGCTGAGTCTTATTCAGCACACTCCAGCATGCCAATTACATCAAGGGAAACAGCGTCGTCACAACTCGGGAGTATATGTTACTGACATACCATATGACCCTATTACAAAATGTGCTGCAATAGACTACGAATCAGCAGAAGCACGTGGTTATTTCAAACTTGATTTCTTGAACATGAGTGTGTATCAGTTGGTTAAAAACCCAGTTCACTATGAAACTATGCTGACAACAACTGCGCCTTGGCAGCGACTGTGGCAGGATTGTGCATGGTCCAGTCAATTAGTGCACGTGGGCAATTATCAGGATTTGTTAGCAGAAATGAAGCCAGATTCTGTGCCTAGAATGGCTGCGTTTATTTCAATTATTCGTCCAGGCAAAGCACATTTGCAGGGTATGCCGTGGGATCAAGTTTTTGATACAGTGTGGGATGGCGATACTAGCCGGGGCTATACATTCAAAAAGGCCCATGCTCTTGGCTATGCAATGCTAGTGAGCTTACACATGAACTTGCTCAATCAAGTCGACGCACCAGCGTAATTGATTTTCTTTTTGACTTCTTGCGAGCAATGTCCAACAAACTACAGGTTGGACCATGCAATATTACAAGATCTTTGTTGACAAAAGTGCGCAGCGTGGGTCTAAATTTGTCCCAGTCCCTGCGTAAAAAGATATTAATAGGTATACTTCTGTTGCTTTCCCACCACCAAGTTGCTGCTAATTCTAAAAATTCCAGTTTGTCTAGTTGCAAACTTACTGCACCAAAGTCGTAGATAGTGGTCACTGTGTCGTCGCGATTTTGCACCACTCCCACGTATTCATTGTTGGCATAAACACACAGCGTTATAAATGGGTATTTTTCCGTCAGTTTTTCAAATATAGTATTAGCCATCAAGGTTATTTATGGTCAGGTAAATATACGAATGTATTCCACAACCGTTTATCTATATCAGCAAATCACCAAAGTACTCTTGGTGGACACCACGGGTGGATATTTCACATCGAGGTATGAACCAGTGTACGCAAAAACTTTAACAGTCAACAAAGGGGTAGACAATGTACTGCTCTTTGAATTTATTAACCAGGATCAAAAGCCTGTAAACATCACTGGGTCCACGTTTCGATTCAGACTGTTAAACCAAGAAGGTGACAAGTTACTGGCAGAAAAAGACATGGAAACGCTAAGTGCCACAACAGGACGAGTCAAAGTGGTACTGACCCCAGAAGATACCAATGACATTGTGGCACAGCCTGGTAGCTACAGCATTGAACGTATTCAAGGTACCTACAACCAAGCAGCATTCACTGATGCAGATGCAGGCGCCAGAGCTGACTGTGACATTGTGGATTCCATCTATCCCAAGTTCCTGCCCAGTCAAGAAGTCACAATACCTAATATATCAGGCAAAAACCAAACAGTAAGTGCAGCACCCACAGGTTCGCCTGATTGGGCACTAAACCCACCGCCACTCAATGGTATCAGCAGAACAGAGTTTTACTCCAGTCACATGGTCACAAACGGTGCTAGTCTAACCACTGTCAAGATGGACTTGGTTCATTACACCGGAACAGTCAAACTACAAGCTGCACAAAACTACGAATCTGACTGGTACAATGTTACCGAAAGTAGTGAGTACTTTAACGCTTCAAAATCAGTATACTTTAATGCAGTAGGATACCATCCGTTGTTGCGCATTGCACTTAACACTTCATTAGGTTATGGAGCAACTGCAATAGCCAACGTGGTTAATGGTGTGGTCAACAGCATCAGTGTTAACCAAGTTGGTAAGTCGTATGTGGCAGCACCTTATGTGCAGATCTTGGGCTTTGGGGCAGGAGCCACTGCAGAAGCCACAGTAAGTATCAATGGTGGAGTTGCATCAATCACAGTGACCAGTGGTGGATCTGGGTACGTTCCTATCCAATTTCAAGGTAGTACTTCGGCCACTGTGGTGATCACAAACGGCTTGGTTGAGAACATTCAGTACCGATAATCGTTGCATTTGCCAGCACAATCCTGTTATAATGTATAACAGATGATTGACATTACTAGTTACTTACCCGGCAAGCGAAAGCAGACTCCTTCAGGATGGATCAGCTTCAATGCACCTTGCTGTACTCACAACGGGCAAACTGCTGACAATCGACTGCGCGGCGGACTCAAATCAACTGAACAAGGTTGGAGCTATCACTGCTTTAACTGCGGCTACACTTCCAGCTTTATCCTTGGCCGCACACTGAGCTTTAAAGCCCGTAGGCTCTTGAGCTGGATTGGTGTTAGTGATAATGACATTGAGCACATGAACCTTGACAGCATGCGACATCGCAGCATTCATGGGTTGATTGAAGATCGACAGCGCACAGCTAACACGCTAATGGGCATTGAGTTTGAAGAACGCGATTTACCACCTTATGCTGAACTGTTGACTACTGAGCACACAGTTCACTGGGACTATGTGCGTGGTAGACATGTGCCTGACGACTTTCCCATGATGTTACGAGTACAAAAAACCAGTCATCTTCTCTGGGCCAGACCCCATGTGGTAGTACCGTTTACATATGATAACAAAATTGTAGGGCACACTTGCAGATTTATAGATGATAAAATGCCCAAGTTTATTAGCGATAGTCAACCAGGCTATGTG